ATCTCTTCAAAAAGAAGAAAAGGTCACGGCAACAGGTCTTATTTTAGATTTGGCTATGGCAAGTTTAGATAAACTTCTTACTGAAGATGAATCGATTACGTTTGATGACGAAACAGATGAAGAAAAAACACAGTTTATTGATAATTTGAATAGTGATCAGTTTAAAAAGATTATGGCCTTTGTTGAGGATTTACCTAAACTATCAAAGGATGTTGAATTTAAATGTGAAAAGTGTAAGCATGAAAATAATTACACACTACAAGGAATTCAAGATTTTTTTTAATAAACCTTTCTCATGAGACCCTAATGAATTATTACCAGTCCAACTACCAGTTAATGGAAAAACATCATTATTCTTTAAGTGATCTGGATATGATGATTCCGTGGGAGAGGGAAATCTACCTTGCTATGTTAATTGAGGATATGAAACTACAGAAACAGCAGATGCAACAAGGATAACGCATGGCTATTACCCTAACAGAGATCAACAATACATTAATTAGTATGGTTGATGAGCAGCGAGAAACTAAATCGGTTATGCAAAGCATTGCCGATAAAATTACTGCATCTGCTGAACGAGATGAAAAGGCCCGATTAAAGTTTTTAAATAATAAAGGTTCTGGAGCTTCCGCGGGCAATATAAGATCTGCTGCGCCGTCAGCAGCAGGTGGTAATTCTGGCGGTTTATTAGGTGGTATGTTAGGTGGCCTTGGTGGAAAAATGCTTGGCGGAGCGGCGGGGATTGCTGGATTAGGGCTAGCACTTCCTGCTTTCTTTGGTGGTCTCATCGCTGGTGATGCTGCAATGAAGTGGTTAGATGTTAGTATGGATTTCGGCAAACTCAAAGAGGCTGCAATTGGTTTTACTAATATTATTCTTGAAATGGATCCAAAAGCATTAGTGGTTCTTGGTGGTATGATGGGTATCTCTGCCGTTGGTGGTACAAAGGCAGCTAAAGGTCTTGGCGCAATGGGATTTGCTATTAGCGCATTCCTCGGTGGTTTATTAGCTGGTGATCTAGTCTTTAGCGGCGTAAAAGCTCTTGGTGGTGATCTAAATTTTGATGGTATGAAATCTGCATTAGGTGGATTCTCTGGCATGATTATGTCAATGAAACCAGAAGCTATAACCGTAATGGGCGCGCTTATGGGAATAAGCGCTCTGGCTGGAATTAAAGGTGACGGCAAATCAGCTGCTATAGCGTTAGGTGCTATGGGTATTGGTATCACTGCCTTCCTAGGCGGTTTACTTCTAGGCGATCAACTTATCGAAGGGGCTTCCGCTTTAGGTATGAGTATGGACTTTGGTGGAATGAAGTCTATATTAACTGGCTTCTCTGATTCAATTGGAGCGCTCACACCAGCTGCGGCAACTGCATTGGTTGGAATTTTAGGCGCTGCTACTGGATTGGCTGTTGTAGGTAAAGGTCCAAAATCCGCAGCTAATATTGCAGCTAATATGACAGGCATCGGCGCTGGTATCGCTGGATTTATGACAGGTCTTGCTGCTGGTGATGCAGGAATAACATGGCTTCAAAAGACTGCGGGTGCTGATGGTAGTGGTTTAAAATCTGCATTTAGTATGTTCAATGATTCTATGGGAGTTTTAGATGAAAAATCTGTAAAAGCTCTTGCTGTTATTGTTGGTGTGTCAACGGCTGCTGGTCTATTGGCTGGTGGTGCGCTTGGCGTCAGAGGCGCGCTTGGTATTGCTGCAATTATGACCGGCGTTGGTGCTGGTATCTCTGGTTTGTTTATCGGTCTTGCCGCGGGCGGTAAGATTGTTGATGTAATTAATAAGCTACCAACTGGTGGTGACGGATTTGTATCCGTTATGCGCATGTTTAATGATTCAATCTTAGCAATCACACCAGATGCAATTGGTCGTCTTGTTGAAATTAGCAATAAGAAAATTGGCGGTGGTCTATTAAGTCTAGGCGCTGGGATGGCAGCCTTTTTCGGCGCACAAGGCCTGGGCGAGATTGGTAATATCTACTCAAATGCAAAGGACGCAATCCAAGGCGCTGTAAATTTCATATTTGGAACCAACTTCGGCGAAGGTGAAGACAAAGGTGCAATCTCTCAAATTATCAGAGCACTCGAGCCGATAAAAACTGTTGATCAATCTCTCATTGAAAAAATGGGATCGTTTGGTGATGCAATTAATGACTTTGCTATGGCATTTCAAAACTTATCAAATCTGAGTGGCGAAAAAGCATCATCCAATTTATCAAAAATGGTAAAGGACCTAGGTGGTGTTCTTTCGATGTGGCCACACCTGACTGGCGATAATCCTGAACCATTTGATCCGAGAGGTTGGAAAGCCTTTGGTAAAGATAAGATTGATTTTGGTGGTGGGCTTAAGAATATTAAACCAGAAAATATCGAAATGGTATCAGAAGGTGTTAATAAATTAAGAATAGCACTTGGTGTTAATGGAGAATCTGGTGTTAAAAGATCAGGCGGAACATTAACAGAATCAACATCAGAGCTTATGCAACAAGATGAAATGTTAAGGCATCTAAAAGATATCCGTGACGGAATTAATAGAATGGCTGGCGGAAACGTCTCTATGAACGATAATAGTACGACAGTAACAAATAACTCCGGTATTGTTATGCCAAGAGGTGCTACTGTAGATTTACTTGATGGGGGTCTTGCCCTTGGAGTTAGTGGTCCTCGTTAAAAAGCCGGCAATCACTAGGACTACCGGCTTTTCATCACATTGTAACGTGGTTACATGTAAACTTATGAAGCTGCCAATTTAGCAAAGTATGACATTGTATCAACTTCTTCCTCTTCGTCAGCAGGTGCTGATGCTGTTTCCTCAATAGATTGTGGATATGAAGGAGCTTGCTCACGTGGCATTGGCGCAGGTGCTTCTTGGTTCATCTGCGACTGTTGTGCCATCGACATTTCAGACTGAGTTCCCAATACGCTATCAAGCTTAGTTTTCAATTCAGCATATGATTTAAATGTTGATGGATCAACAAACTCTTGAATTGGATGAAGTGAGTTATAAATGCCTTCAAGGTATGCATCATCGCTTGACAATTCAGAAGGTGCATCAAATTCAGATTTATCGTAGTTGGTCCAGCCTTCTACTTTACGGATTTTGATTTTAAAGTTAGCTCCACCCCAGAAGTCGAATGGGTTAACTGGTTCTTCATCAGCAAACTGAGGTTGCATTGCATCCATAATCTTGTTATAGATCTTTGAACCAAACTGATACATGAAGACTTTACCTTCATTCTCAGGATTGGATGGGTCAGAAACAACCAACACATTTGATACGTAATGAAGACGACGCTTTTGTTCACGTGCCTGTTTACGCTGCCATGAGTTTGGATCTTCTGTAGCATTCCAAAGCTTGCTATTCATTTCACCGACAGGATCGTCTTGACCGACTGTGGTCAGCGACTTTTCGATATACCATTTACCTGTTGGGCCTTTAAATCCGTGATCCCAATATTGTACCCATGGAACATCTTGTCCTTCTGGTGCTGGGAGGAAACGGATTACTGCGTAACCATTGCCGGCTTTATCTTGTGTTGGTTTCCACATACGTTCATCTTTGAACGATTTGTTACCACCTCCACTGCTTGTAGCTTCCGCTGCTGCCACAAGTTTATCGATTGAACCACGGTTACGTTTTAGATTTGCAAAAGACATATATTTTCCTTATATTTGCTGTAGTATAACTGTATTATTTTAACATATATTTGTTCTTTCGAACATACTATATATGCAATTTTTAATCAAAATCCAATTGATTTCCACGAGGAATAAGATTTAATAGCATTGCTTCCCCCTCGATCTTTTCAATAACTGGAGCTGATAGAAACTTCTTCACATCCTCTGGATCAATTTCGTGCTTTTCACATAGATCCAGAATAACATCCATATATGAATTCTTTTGTGTGAGGACGTTTTTCTCAACGAGTTTTGTGAACTCGCTCTTTGTTAAGAATTGACTCATTTATCAAGTGCCCTTAAGATGATAGTGTCCTTATTAATGCGACCATTCACGTCGTCAATAGTCTTTGTGGTGAGAGTTGACCAAAACTTATTAATTGCTGTAGGAGTTTTGGTCAGGAATGTGGTCAACGACTCTTCAGGTTTGCGAAGCTTAACAGCTCTACTTGCAGCGGCATCGATGCCATACACAGTAGATCCACGCACTTCAAAACCATTTGAACGTTCACACACATATTCAGTAATTATACGATATTTTACGTTGAATGTATACAGCCTTCTTGCGCCAATAATATTTGACGGATTAATAGATGTAATCTTAAACTCAGAAGACTCTGGTGCGAAATTCAACTTTGCTACTTGTTTATCTGCTGATTTGACACGAGGTTTTGCCGGCTTACGAGTAGCTTTCTTACTTGCACAATATCGGTTTGCATCATCAATAATAGACGAGATGAGTTTAAGATATTTCTTCTGCTGTGGTTTACTCATATGAGAATAGCCTTCAACCAAATCTGGAGTTTTCTTTTCCACCAGCTCTTCAAGCTCTTCTTTCAAAGGGGTATAGAAATCAATTACAGCTTTACCACCGATAGCGCTGAGGTTAGCCTTAATCATTTCATTGTAGACGGAATAATTATCCCAATCATTAAACACCTCAGTGCCGAACATATCAATCGTGACTTCAATCTCAGAAATAAATTCAGAGTTCTTTTCTTTAACCAATTCCATTGGAGAACGTCGAGTTACCACAGAAGCAGCATCATCCTCTTTCACATTATCCAATGCCCTAGATTTGATTCGATCAATATACGACTGAACCTTCTTGACACCATCCCATTTAACTGGAAATTCATGTCCCAGCGCTTGCCAATGAATTGATGCTGCAACTCCGGGTTCAGCTGTATAACACCATTCAGGCGCAGACAGCAAAAGCTTTTGCTCGGCACCTTTAAAATGCTTTTTGATATAGCTTTTAATAATTGAAGCAAGATCTTTCTTGTCTACTTCCATACGGATATAGTCATAGAACCAACGGAAATCATCTGTAGGAGCTGCAGCCAGACCTGTTTTGATTTTACGCGGAAGAGTCTTAATCTTCTTCTTTAGGGTCTTGGCTACCATATGGCATTTCCTTATTCAACTCAACAAGTTCAATCTCATTGTTTTCCGTGACATAATGTTTAATAAACCCATTATCACACAGGTAGGTTATAGTATTATTAATGACTTCATCTTTGTGGATTCTGTTTAGATTATAACCAATCATAAACGATGCAATAGAGCATCCAGCGATAGTCAATAGTGTAACTGTAAATGGATCCATTTTAATTTCCTATTTGTCGTCGTCCACGTTTTGCTCGTAAATGTATAGATGGCCCTTTTCACTCTTACGGCGAAACAATGTATTCCACCGTAAGATGATCATATACTTGATATATGTGAACCAATTCATGTGAAAGAAGTCACATTATCGATGCGAAAGGCGCGCCAGCCTTGTGCTGTTGTATCCCATACAGGAAGAACTTCCTCATTTACAGCCTTAGGTGATTTGTTGGCTTTGGTCTCAATTGGATCTGGAATAAGATTCGGGTCCAATGTGCATGTCATTTCACGTTGTTCGCCATTCACCTTTGTGAATGTCACAACTCGCGTTCCGGTTTGTAGCTCTTCGATCATTTTAATTCGAATTTGGCTACGAATATTGGAGGCAAGCAATTCCAGTTCTTCCACAGATTCTGGGATATTTGTATCCTGTGCCATTGCGTCTAGTTCCTTTGCTGAATTCAAGTTCTTCATATTATAGTCCTTTATCATATATTGTGTGTAGTAACCTATCATATTTGATAGCATTTGTACACATTTATTTTGTGTTATCGCGAAAACTTTTTAATGCACCTTCAATGATGCTTGGATATTTTCCCAAAAAGCTTCCTGCTTTCAGCGCATCTTTATCTATCACATCTCTATGCCGATGCGTAATATTATCCCATTCTTTATAAATGATCTTGGCAAGATTGTCATAAAACCCATCGGTTAAAATAGGATCATCGTCAACATAATACGCGTATGAAGCCATAAGATAAAAAGGCACCATCATATTCATATTATCTTTAATGACATTCGCAACTTGCTTATCAAGCATTAGTCCCAATCACCATTCGCAAAGTGGCTATCAAACTTTGTGGTTTCATGGAATGTTTCGCCGTAGTATTGCGCAGCATATTTGCTTGAGTCGGTATAATAATTTGGGTTTTTTGAAGCATCTTCTGGAACATCCATGAAAGTACGAGCAGGTTTAGATGATGCCTTCGCTTTACCGATAACCAAATTCGACTCTGATTTGATTTTTGACATAAGCTTTTTACGCTGTGCAATCTCTTTGATTAGAGCCAGACGTTCGGATTGTGTTGTTGCGATTTTCATATCAAGTATCTCCATTATGTATACGATCAGAATAGATCATGTGGATTGTATTGTACACAGTGTATTAGTAGTTTATCAAAAATTCACGGTCAGCATTCAAAGAAGACCAGACCTCGTATTCAGACTTCCAGTCAAATGTTTCTGACATGTATTCGCCCATGCCATCATTCCATTTGTATGTGCCATGAAGATTATATGTCTCTCGACCTTCCATCGTAAAAATAAATACCCAATCGGATTGTAGATAACGTCTTGGATCAGCTCTTAGCATAGACAACTCAGACAAAGTAGCGGCAATCTTCATTGGATTGCGTACTTTGACTTCTACTGTATGCCCACACGGAGATACCAGATCGTGCCATTTACGAATATCGTTTGTAAACTTTGCCTTTTCTTTCAAAAAGTTTTCAGCTGGCTTACCGATAGAAACCATATCATATACATTCTGATATGTTCGATCACCTTCAGGATTCCATATCTCTTGGGCTTCAAGGATGGTATCCTTTTCAAGCTGATCTAGATCCAAATCTTTTACATTAAATTTCACGTGAGCTCTCCACAAGAATTTTAGAATTCATACGATCAATGCGATCAATGTTTTCGCTAAGATCTTCAACAAGAAACATGAGCTCGACAAGGATGTCTTTGCTAGATTTATCGCAGTTAACGGAATTACGAATAATTCTAGACAGTTTGTCCTTCATCATTGTGGCATCTTGAAGGTCATTAACAATAATCATAGTGTATCTCCTTATGTTATATAAGTTCTATCATATCATAAGGAGACTGTAAACAAAAAAATGCGGTTAATCCCACAAATTTTCGTAATATTATGGTGTTATTTATAGAAGTGGTAACTACTTTTTATATAAATAGTAATGTAGATCGCGGAAGACCGCCAAGAATTCCCATCTACTCTATTACAACTTTGGAGTAACAGCATGAATATTTATTTATACGTTAAGACGCATAACAAAACTGGATTGAAATATCTGGGAAAGACAACCAAGGATCCTGAGATTTACAAAGGGTCGGGCAAGTATTGGTTACGACATATCAAAAAACATGGAGATGATATAACAACTCAAATTTTGCTAGTCACCGAATTGAAAGAAGAAATAAAAGAAACCGGGGTGTTTTTTAGCAATATTTGGAATGTTGTGGAGAGCAAAGAGTGGGCTAATCTTATGGTCGAAACTGGTACTGGCGGCGATAGCTCGCAAAATATAAATTACAAAAAACTAGTTGAAACCAAAAAGAAGAATGGTAAAACTTGGACACAAACAGAAGAGT